TCATATTTTAAAGATGATTTATATTTTGCTTCAGTTGAACAAGTTTATTTATATAAACGTAATAAGTATTGGGAGTCTTTAAACGACAGATGTTTTGTTATGCCTATAAAAAATACAGACACTCTAACGACACAAAAAGAAGTTAGTAATGTTGGGATATTAAAAATAGGTAATAGTTTCTTAAAAGAGCTAGAAATAACACCAGGTGACTTAGTTACATTTAAAGCTGGGTCTGAATGGGAGTTTAATATAGACGATGAACGTTTATATTGTATGAAATCAAATGATATTTTATTAAAACATGGATATAAAGAAAACCAAGCAGAGTATAATCCACGCTGGGCAAAAGGCAGTCGATGAGTTAATAAAAGTAGCTAAAGAACCTATTGTAGATTCTGACGATGATATATCAGCTGATCGTTTAAAAAACGCAGCAGCTACAAAGAAATTAGCTATATTTGATGCGTTTGAAATACTTCAACGTATACAAGAAGAAGAGAATATGTTGAATGAAAAACCTAAAGAAAATAAAGAAAGATCTTTTAAAGGTTTTGCAGAAGGAAGATCTAGATAATGTATACTCAAGACCTTTACAAAGTATTAGATAACCACATAAAACCTAATATAATTAAAAAAAATAATAGGTATAAAAAGTGGGAATACGGTTACAATAAAGAACATGATATAGTTGTAATTAGCAAGACAGGTGAAATAGGTGAAATATATGAAATACAAAATTTAAAAATAGCTTTACCTAAACAACCTAAAGAAATACATACGTTTAAATCTAATACATGGGAATATACCCCAATACCAGAGCAGTTAAAAAAGATAAAAACAATATTTGATTGGGAGCAATACCCTATAGATTTTAAGGAAACCTGGTATGACTACATTGATCAAGAATTTACTCGAAGAGAAGAAGGCTTTTGGTTCTATAATAAAAGCGTGGCTACTTACATCACTGGTACTCATTTTATGTACTTGCAGTGGTCCAAGATTGATGTTGGGAAACCAGATTATAGGGAAGCAAACAGATTATTCTTCATCTTTTGGGAAGCTTGCAAAGCAGATAGACGTTGCTACGGGATGTGCTACCTTAAAAACAGACGTTCTGGGTTTTCCTTTATGGCCTCAGGAGAGGTGGTTAACTTGGCAACTATATCGTCCGACAGTAGGTATGGTATATTATCAAAGTCCGGTCCTGATGCAAAAACCATGTTTACAGACAAGGTGGTACCCATATCGGTTAATTACCCTTTCTTTTTCAAGCCAATACAGGACGGTATGGACAGACCAAAGACGGAGCTTGCGTACAGAGTACCAGCCAGTAAATTCACAAGGCGTAAGATACTCGCAAACGAACCGCAAGAACAACTACAAGGTCTCGATACCACGATCGATTGGAAAAACACAGGTGACAACTCCTATGACGGTGAGAAACTCAAACTCCTCGTACACGACGAATCGGGTAAATGGGAAAGGCCGAACAACATCCTCAACAACTGGCGTGTTACGAAAACCACGTTAAGATTAGGTAGTAGAGTTATTGGTAAGTGTATGATGGGATCCACTTGTAATTCATTAGACAAAGGTGGTGAAAATTTTAAAAAATTATACTATGACTCAGATGTCACAAAAAGAAACCGCAATGGACAGACTCGCTCAGGATTATATAGTTTGTTCATACCTATGGAATGGAATTACGAAGGATACATTGATTCTTATGGATTACCTGTATTCGATACGCCGACAGAAGAAGTTCAAGGGCCTCATGGAGAATTTATAGATTTAGGTGTAATTGATTATTGGCAAAATGAAGTTGATGGTTTAAAAGGCGATCAAGATGCTTTAAATGAATTTTATCGTCAATTTCCTAGAACTGAAGAACATGCTTTCAGAGACGAGGCTAAAGAGTCTTTATTTAATTTAACAAAAATATACGAGCAAATAGATTTTAATGGTGATTTAAAACATAGTGCTCTTGTTACTCAAGGTAACTTTCAATGGCGTGATGGTATAAAAGACACTAGCGTTATATTTATGCCTAACAATAAAGGTAGATTTTTTATCACCTGGATACCACCTGAAAACTTACAAAATCGTGTAATAATAAAAAATGGTATTAAATATCCTGGTAATGAAGATCTTGGAGCATTTGGATGTGACAGTTATGATATATCAGGTACAGTAGATAATAGAGGTTCTAATGGAGCTTTACATGGTTTAACTACATTTAGTATGCTAGATGTTCCACCTAATCATTTCTTTTTAGAATATATAGCTAGACCTCAAACAGCTGAAATATTTTTTGAAGATGTATTAATGGCATGCGTATTTTACGGTATGCCAATACTTGCAGAAAATAATAAACCAAGACTTTTATATCACTTTAAACGAAGAGGATATAGAGGTTTTTCAATGAATAGACCTGATAAAGTTTACAATAAGTTATCAGTGTCAGAAAGAGATATAGGTGGTATACCTAACTCAAGTGAAGATATTAAGCAAGCTCACGCAGCAGCTATAGAAACTTACATAGAAAATTTTGTAGGTTATAACAATGAAAAATACGGTGACATGTATTTTCAACGTACATTAAATGATTGGAGTAGATTCAATATAAATAATCGAACCAAACATGATGCCTCTATTAGTTCTGGATTAGCTATTATGGCTTGTAATAAAAATAGATATAAACCTATACCAGATAGAAAAATAATTTCATATGATCTTGGTATTAAAAAATATGACAATTCAGGACTTGTTTCTAAAATTATAAATAAATGAATATAGATTATAATGCTAACAGTGCGTTTCCAAATCAGGTGGTACCTTTGGAGGAAAAGTTAAGTTTAGAGTATGGTAAGCAAGTTGCTAATGCTATACAGTCTGAATGGTTTGCACAAGGTAGAACTAATGGTAACAGGTATTTAACTACGTTCAACAATTATCATTGCTAGAGGTGAGCAATCTACTCAAAAGTACAAAGATGAGTTATCAATTAACGGTGACTTAAGCTACTTAAATTTAGATTGGAAACCAGTCCCTATACTTTCTAAGTTTGTAGATATATTAACTAATGGTATATCTAATAAAGATTATGATATTAAAGCTTATGCGCAAGATCCAGAGTCTGTAAAGAAAAGAACTGATTATGCAAGCAGGCTTGCTATGGATATGTTTGGTCAAGATATTATAGAAGAGGTTAAAGGAACTACTGGTCAAGATATATCAAACACTAATATACCGGCAATTGATCTTCCTAAAACTATGGAAGAAATGGAATTGCATTTGCAACTTAGTTATAAGCAAGCTATAGAAATAGCAGAGGAAGAGGCAATAACACAGGTATTAGATAAAAATAAATTTGATTTACTAAAGCGTAGATTAAATTATGATTTAGTTACGTTAGGTATTGCTGCTGCTAAAACAAATTTTAATACAGCTGAAGGTATTACTTTAGATTATGTAGATCCTTCTTATATGGTTTATTCGTATACAGAAGATCCTAATTTTGAAGATATATATTATGTAGGTGAAGTCAAAGCAATGACTATACCTGAGATTAAAAAACAATTTCCACATATCTCAAATGATGCACTTGAAAAGGTGCAAAAATCATATAGCAATAATAATTATATATATGGTTGGGGTGCTTATGATGAAAACACTGTACAAGTTTTATATTTTGAATATAAGACATATATGGACCAAGTGTTTAAAATTAAACACACAGACCAAGGTCTTGAAAAAGCTTTAGAAAAACCTGATACATTTAATCCACCAGAAAGTGATAACTTTAATAAAGTATCAAGAAGTGTGGAGGTTTTATTTGAAGGTGTAAAAGTTTTAGGCACAGACATGATGTTGCAATGGCAAATGGCAGAAAACATGACTAGACCTATGGCTGACACAACTAAAGTTGAAATGAACTACGCTATATGTGCACCACGTATGTATAAAGGTAGAATTGAATCTTTAGTTACAAAAGCAATGGGCTTTGCTGACATGATACAGTTAACCCATTTAAAATTACAGCAAGTTATAGCTCGTATGGTGCCTGATGGTGTGTTCTTAGATATGGACGGTTTAGCTGAAGTTGATCTTGGTAATGGAACTAATTATAATCCAGCTGAAGCTCTAAACATGTATTTTCAGACTGGTTCGGTAGTAGGTAGATCACTTACTCAAGATGGTGGTATGAATCCAGGTAAAGTACCTGTACAAGAATTATCAACATCAGCTGGTCAAGCTAAAATAGGTTCATTAATAAATACATACAATTATTACGTACAAATGATACGTGATGTAACTGGTTTAAATGAAGCTAGAGATGGATCGTTGCCAGATAAAGACACATTAGTAGGATTACAAAAAATAGCAGCACAACAATCAAATATAGCTACTAAGCATATCAACAATGCTAGTTTATATTTAACATTGAGGTTATGTGAAAACATTTCTAAAAAAATAGTAGATGTATTAAATTTCCCACTAACTGCTGAGGCTCTTAAAAATTCTATATCAACATTTAATGTTAATACATTAGCCGAGGTATCTAATTTAAATCTGCATGACTTTGGTATATTCTTAGATCTTGAACCAGATGAAGAAGAAAAAGCACAGCTAGAGCAAAATATACAAGTAGCATTGCAGTCTGGTGGTATTGATTTAGAAGACGCTATTGATCTTAGACAAATACGTAATTTAAAATTAGCTAATCAAATGCTAAAACAAAAACGTAGAATAAAACAAGAAAGAGATCAAAAAGCTGCTCAAGCAAACATGCAAGCACAAGCTCAAGCTAATGCTAAATTAGCTGAACAAACAGCACTAGCTGAAACTCAAAAGCAACAAGTTTTAACTGATCAAAAAATGCAATTAGAACAAGCTAAGTCACAGTTTGAAATACAACGCATGCAAACTGAAGCTCAAATAAAAAGAGAATTAATGGCTGAAGAGTTTAATTACAATGTGCAACTAGCTAAGACAAAGTATTCTAGTGAAGGAAATAAAGAAAAAGAAATAGAAGATAGAAAAGATAAAAGAGCTAGAATAATAGGGACGCAACAGTCTCAAATGATACAACAGAGACAAAATGATGGAGCACCCATTGATTTTGAATCTACAAACGATAGTTTAGGTGACTTTGGGCTAGAAGCCTTTGGTCCTAAATAATTTTTTTAATTTTATAATATTATATTATGGCAGAAGAAAATGCGGCCGTTGAGGTCAAACAAGAAGGTGAGTTTTCTTTAAAAG